GAGGCAGTCCTTGAGGACAACAGGAGCCTTCCCCTTGCGGCGGTGGATGTTGAATAGCGCCTGCACGATCTGCGCAGACCGTGCGTCGGCGCGCTCCTCGTCGAACGGCTCGAGGTCGGCATAGGCGCGCCACTCGCCGAACTGCCGGATGCTGATCCCGCGCAGCATGCGATCGACGTTGACGTGTCCGAGCCGGAGCGCCAGCCGATAGGCGAAACGGCGCTCACCGTTTCGCCCTAGACGTTTTTTGCTGCGGCGGCGCCCTGCTCGCCCCAGCCCTGGAGCTTCAGCGCCTCGCCCTGGAGCCGGAGCAGGACTTTCTGGCTCCGCCCGCGCAGCTTCGCGAGACGCTCGGACGTGTCGAAGAGGATCGCGCCGTCCATGCCGACGATGACCGCGGCGAGCAACATGAAGAGCGACTCGGACTGCTTCTCTTTGGGGAGCGCCTGCATCCGCTCGCTCAGCGCGAGGCCCTCGTCCGCCGGCAGCACGCGGAGGCGGATCGTTCCCTTCCACTCGGGCACAGGGATCTCGACCACCTCCGCGTCGTCGACGCTGAGGATCTCGTCGGCCGACAGCAGCGGCAGGGGCGCCTTGTCGTCGCTCACGGCCTAGGTGCTCGAGCCGATGACCACGATGTCGTAGGTGACCGTCGTCCCGGATCCGGCGTTCGCGACCTTGATGATGTCGGCCGTGGTGCCCGTCACCACGACGCCGGCCGCCGATGGATCGGTGAAGACGTACATGCCTCCCGGCTTGAGCGTGACCGTCGTCGCGGCCGTGTTCAGGAACAGGATCGAGGCCGCGTCCCCGAACAGCGTCAGATTGTTGGTGTTGGCGGGCGAAGCGTAGATGATGAGCGCGCGGATCCTGGCCGGCGCGACCGCCGTGCCGAAAGCGTCGACGAGGCCGCCGCCAGCGAAGTCCAAGCTCTCGGGCGTCGATGCGGCCAGCGTGCGCTGATCGCTCCAGATGACGTTGGCCTGGCCCGCACCGGCTCCGTTCGCCAGCTCGAGCGCTCGACGCAGGGACAGGGGCGACGAGACGGTGGTCAGGTCCAGGGCGCTCGTGAGCTCGCCGGTGACGACCACCTCGACGCGGGACTTGAGCGATGCCGCGGACACGTCGCCCTGATGACAGATGCCGAGGGCCAGGACGGCGAGCGCGAGCGCGATGAGAAGACGGCTTCGGGACTTCATGTCAGTGCCTCCGTTTTCGCCAGGGAACGGCTTACGTGCTTTCCATCGTGATCGCGCCGTCGATCGTGAGAGCGAAGGCGACCTGCAGCGGCGAATCGACTCCGACTTCCGCGACGTCGAACAGTTGCACGCGCCCCGGGAACGTCCACGAGGTCAGGGCGTCCGGGTAGTCAATCCTCCAGTTCGCCTTCACGTTCGCCAGCACGTCGGCCAGCATCCCGCCGGACGCGGTGCCGTGGCTCGCATCGGTCGGGAGCCAGTTGCAGGTGCCGGTGACCTGCCCCTTGCGCAGCATGCCGAGGATCTTCGCTTCCGTGCCCGCGTTGTGGGTGGACACGTCGATCTCGTTGCGCGAGAGCTGGGGCGGTTTCAGCGTGACGTTCTCGGCGAGCGTGACGAAGACCTCCGGCGATGCGCCGTCGCCGCGCTTCAGCAAGATGCCGGTTCCGATGATTGCGTCGCTCATGTCCTCACGCTCCTTCGATCATCAACAGGGGACGGCCGTGTTCGCCGAGGATCGGCGACTCGCGCACGATCGGGGCGGGCGGCGCGTGCTGCTCGGCCTCATGTCGCTCCACGGCGGCGAGGTTCTCGACCCGCTCGAAATGCGGCCCGCAGACCTGGCAGCGGTAGACGGGCCGGCCGCTCCAGACGAAGGCGGGCGCGCGGCCGCTCATGCGACTTCCCGATTCCGGACCGCGACGAGCGCGCTGTAGGCCGCCTGCGCCATGGCCTCCGCCGCGGCCCAGGTGCTCGCCCGCACGATGATCTGAATCCCGGGGCGGCGCAGCGCCCCCACTCCTTCGTTGTGGGTTCCAATCGGCGGCGCTCCGCCCGTCGCCCGGATCCCAAGGTAGGGCCCGGTGCCCGACGGGATGACGGCCGAAGCGGTGGCGAAGATGCTCTCGCCTTCCGTGCCGACGCCAGCGCCCACGAGAGCGGAGATGACCTCCCGCAGGAAGGTGGCCGAGGGCCGCTTCAGCGCCAGCATGTTGAAGGCGCACTGCTGGCGCTTCGCCTCGTCCAGGCCGAGATCGAAGGGCTCCTGAAGCGGAGAAATGCCGAGGTACCAGACGGGCGTCATGCCACTGCCTGCCGCAGGTCGATCTTCTCGGCGATCTCGCCCAAGGCGGTGTTCGCCGCCTCCAGGATGACCGACTCGAGGAACTTCGAGTGCGTCTTGTGGGTCTCGTGGACGATCCGCGCGTACGGCGCGAGAGCGCCTCCGAAGATGATGCTGATCCGGATGTCCTCCTTCTTCGAGGACACCAGCACCTTGACGATCCCGCTGCGCTTGAGTCGGCCGGTCTTCTCGGGAGCGCGGTCCTTCGCCAGCTCCAGCTTCTCGCCGCCTACCTCGAGCGCGGCGCCGCGCGCGACCTTGCGCATGCCCTTGTCGCCGGCCACGTGCGCGAGACGGTCCTTCATCTCCTTGTCGCCCGTCATCGTCGCGCGGACCGCTACACGAGCCATGCGGCCCTCACGTAGGGAAGATCGGTCTCCGGGTTGACCGCCGCGCCCGGGATCTCGAGCGACTTACCGATCAGGCCGCTCGGCAGGGTGAACAGGTCGCGCGGGTCGATCGGCTCCTGCCGGCCCTCGGCGCCGTGTGGGGCAATCGCCTGGAGGAAGTAGAGTTTGGCCTTCGTCGTGATGACCTGGCCGTCCTCGGTCTCGTGATGGACGGCGCCCTCCTGGACGAGGGCCTTGCGGGTGACCGGGTACTCGTCGTACTCGGGCGCGCCCAGGGCGTCCTGGCCGACGCAGGCGGTGTGGACGACGTCTACCTGGAGGCTGAGGGTCGAGACCCTGGCCGCCTCAACGGCGCTCCGAACTGCGGCAGCCAGGGACACACCAGTCGACGCGCCTACCGCGCGACCCCGTCCAGTCGGACCACGCCCGTGGTCTCGCCCGCACCGGCGCCGGTCGCCACGACGGCCACGCCGCAGAGCGTGTTGCCGCCGGCGCTCGAGTTGAAGCACCCCGGGTCCGCGTCCCAGTAGACCTTCATGCCCTCGGTCCACGCCTGGCTGGCGGTCTTCGTGTAGCTGACCACGCCTCGCACGAGGCAGCTCGCCTTCACGGTCGCGAGGACCGTCACGAGCGGCACGACGACGAGACTGCCGATGAGGATCGGGACGCCCGTGGTGAAGCCCCCGACGGGCGCCGTCAGCTCGATCACTTCTCCGGGCTGCGCGTAGGTCTTCATGGTCTCCCCTTACCTCGTGGCGCCGTCGAGGCGAACCCGGCCGGTGGCGCCGGCCAATGCGACGGTGATCCCGGTCGCCGGCACGACGGTGACGACAGCCGACACCGCGGCGGCGGTAACGCCGGCCAGGAGCGCGATCGCGGCGGCCAGCGAGGTCGCCGTCTCGTTGTTCCCCGTGGTGTCGACGAACTCGACGCCCTCCGTCAAGACGGTGGCCGTCCCGTTGATCGTCACGGTGATAGTCTTGCCCGCGATCGCGGCGTAGTTGCCGATCGTGACGGTGAGCCCCGACACGACCATGTCGGCGTCGTTCGAGGCCAGCGAGACGACCGGCACCGCGAGGGGGCCGACCGCCACGCCCATGAGCTGGTTCGTGACGGTGTCGGCGTCCGAGGTGAAGTTGTTGTCGGCGACGTCCCAGTAGATCTTGAGCCCCTCGGTCCAGGCCTCGTGATGGTTCTTCGGAACGTCCACGACGCCGCACACGATCCCGACGAAGGGCAGCGTCTGGGCGACGGTCTCGGTCGCGATGACCATCAGGGTCCCGATCAGGTACGGCAGGCCGGTCACGACGCCCCCGGTGGGCGCCGTGAAGGTCTGCGCGTCGCCGAGCTCGGTGTAGGTCTTCATGTTCCGTTCTCCACTTGCCGTGCCCTCGGGCTACGCGCCAACGTTCTTGTACAGGCCGCGCCAGTCCGCCACCTTGAAGGCGCAGTCGAGCCGGCACTTGATCTCGAGGCCGTCGACGTCGAAGCCGACGCGGGTCTCGACCGCCGGCCCCTCCTGGCCCTCCAGCACGCCGTGGAGCAGGATGTCGATCTCGTCGATCCCGGCGGACAGGTACCAGGCCGTCGCGCTGGCCACGTCGAGACGCGGCTCGGCGATGACCTGGAGGCGGCCCGCGAAGGGGTTGACCGAGCCGGCCGCGGACGGCACGTAGTTGGCGCTCGTGTACTGGTCCGCGATCGTCTCCTTCGCCGCCGGCACGATCAGGAACCGCGCGCTCAGATTGAGCAGGGTGGCGCCGTCGAGGCCGGTCTGCTTTCGCAGGGCGGCCCGGCCGATGCCGAGGTTGTCCACGCTGATGACCGTCCCCGACGCGGTGTAGTTCGTGTGGTAGGTCGCGTCGAAGAGCGCGTGCGCGTCGCCCATGTTGCCGTTGGCGGTGATCTGCGCCCAGGCGAGGTCCGATTCCTTGCGCCGCGCCTGGCGCCCGAACTCCGACGCCACGCGCGAGAAGGCCGCGAGGTCGTCGTTCATCAGCGCCTGCCGCGTGATCGCGAAGATTCGCCCGTAGGTGGCGAGCTGGAACTGTTCCTTGCCCTCGGCGATCGTGCCGCGGGTGAACTCGCCGTGCTCGAGGACCTCGAGCAGGCCCGGGGCCTCGCCGAGCTGCATCTGCTTGCTCGCCTTGAAGTCGGAGAGCGTGACGGTGCGGGCGATCGGGGCCCAGGTCTGCGGGGCCTCGCCGTAGGCCGCGCGCAGGACCTTGCCCTGCACGTCGGCCAGCAGCAGGGCGAAGTCGCTGGTCGTGTGCATTCCGCCGCGGACGTCCATCGCGGAGTCGAGCCGCTCGTTGTGGATGAAGACGGAGCCCGAGCCCAGCGCCGCGCTCAGCACGTCCATCTTGGACATGTGGCTCGTGCGCACGCCGCGCCCGTGCAGGAAGAGCCGCGCCGTGTCGATCAGGCTGAGGCCGCGGTACTGGCGGCCGTTGTCGTCGAGCGGGAACTTCTGCTTGCCGGCGCTGTCGCGCATCTCGGGCGCGACGCGGTGGAGCAGCGCGTTCCGGATGCCGTCGCGCTTGTGGACCAGCGGATCGTCGCCCACGATCGTCACGCCGGGGCCGCCGTCCGGGATGCGCCCCGGGCCCTCGCCGTCGCGGGTGCGGATGTTCATCTCGGCGAAGACGCGTGCCTGCGCCTCGACCAGCGGGATGTTGTCGGCGATCAGCTTGTCCGCGAACGCCTGCGGCAGACGCGCCGCGCGGCACGCGAGCATGATCCCCTGGCAGCGGGCCCGCTCGGCCGCGGCGCCGAGGTCGCGCTCGTTCGGCTCGGTGGGCGCCGGAGGCTTGACGGCGGGCTCCTCGTTTACGCGCTCGTCGATGTACTCGCTCGGTTCCATGGTCCTCTCCTCCGGCTTGGCGCCGGTCTCCGGCTTGACGGGCTTGATTGCCTCCGGCTTCGGAGACGCGGCTCGCGTCTTCAGGGGTGCTGGTGCGGCAGGGACGACGATTTCGCACTGGTTCGCGTTTTCGGATCGGCCTTCGCGGACGTGGGCACCGGGGTCCGCCGGCATCGGCACCATGGAGACCTCGTAGGGCTCCCAGTCGATCGCCGTGCGCACCGGCAGCTTGTTGCCCTTGCCCTCGACTTCCTCGAAGCGATAGACCCTGTAGCCGACGCTGACGCTGCGGATCAGGCCGTCGAGGACGTCGCGCCACACGGGCTCGACCGCGTCGCGCTTCGAGAAGCGCACGGTGACGCGCCCTTCCTTCTTCGAGAGCGTGGCGCTGCCCGGAACGACGGCGCCGAGCATGTCGGCCACGGACCACGCGCTGTGCGAATCCAGCAGCGGGGCGCCCTGGTTCAACCGATCGAGGCGGACGTGGGCGGGATCGAGCGAGAGGACCTCGACGTAGCGGGTGTCGCTCATCCAGTCGTAGCGGTCGACGGGCGCGCCGGTCGTGAAGATCAGCTCGACGGTGCGGTCGGCTTCGTTGGCGCTCTGGGCTTGGACGTCGGCTCGGAAGGACAGGGGCGGCATCTCGACGATGCGGGGGCCGGTCGCCGGCTGCGTCGCGCGGCGGATCGGGAGCAGTTCTGCCTGCCTCATGGCCCCAAGAATGAGCCGGGCGCAGGAGTTGCGTAACCTGCATTTTTTGCAGGGTAGGTACCGCCCGGGTGTCAGCGCGTCTTTCCTGGCGTGTCCTGCGCTGTCATGGCACGTCATGGGGTGTCAATCTGGCCCATACGCCGATTTGTCTTGACACGTGGGGTTTCGGTGCGCGATAGTGGGAGATGCCGGGCGCAGATTGGCGCCGCGGAAAAAGAGGAGAGAGGCCATGGCAAAGGCGATCGTGCAGGGGCGCGAAGTAGGAATCAGGTCCGTTGACCTGACGTTGCGGGGGAAGCCGGGATCGCCGCTGGTGGTCCACGCTTTCGCGGAGAAGGCGAAGCAGGAGATCCGCGACAAGCAGCAGAAGAAGGCCAAGAAGGCGAAGGCCGAGCGTGTGCCGCGCGAGGAGTTCCTCGCCGCGCGATACGTGGATGGTGAGGGGCGGGAGTGCGCGCCCGTCACGGCGCTCAAGAAGGCGATCATCAGCGCGGCCACGGCCTTCGACGATCTGACGAAGGTGGCGCTCCGACAGGCCATCTTCGTGAGTCCGGCGATCTGCTACGGGGCGCCGTTGGTTCCGATCGAGAAGCACGACGGATCGCCCGCGGTCGGCGTGATGCAGGAAGACGCCGTGACCATCGGCATCAACACGCGCGGGCTGGCGTATCGGCCCGGGTACGCCGAGTGGCAGTTGCGCGTCTCGATCGAGTTCAACCCGCGGCTGGTGTCGGAGGAACAGTTGCTCGCGCTGGTGGATCAGGCCGGTTGGGGCGTGGGGATCTGCGAGGGGCGGCCGGAGCGGTCGTCGGCGCTGGGCTGGGGCCGTTTCGAACGGGTGACGGAGAAGTAGTCGCGGCAGGCATGGCCCAGCTTGGCGAGGCCTAGCACGGTGGGCTTGGCAGGCCAGGTGAGGCTGGGCCCGGCGGGGCGCGGTACGGCATGGCGGGGCGGGGCGGGGCGCAGCACAGCGAGGCAGGCGAGGCGGGGCCAGGCGGGGCATGGCATGGCGCAGCACAGCGAGGCAGGCGAGGCGAGGCTTGGCT